ATTTTGCGCGGTGGCGCCAGCGGCCGCGGTCTGGACCCAATAGAGCCGGGTGCCGACGCCGTTGGTAGCGCGGAGCGAGGGCGTGCCCGTGAGCGTCTGCGCCGTGGCCGTGTTGTTGCTGATGCCGGGCCAGTAGCCCTCGATGTCCACGAGCAGGAGCGTGGAGGGGATGCCGGTGGCGGCGGTCGTGATCGCGCCGAGGTTAAGCAGGTGCTTAATGCTCGCGGCCACATCGCCGCCGTGGCGGATGCCGAAAATCTGCGTGCCGTTGCCGGTGGCCTCGTCGCACTCGCGGAAGGCCAGCGCGGTGCCGGCCCAGGCATTGGCGACGGGGCTGCCGGCGAGCGAGGTGGTGTCGTAGGAGCGGCCGGCGACGTAGGCGGCGGCGCCAGTGATCTTGTTCCAGTCGGAACGCCAGCGTTGACCAGAGCTAAGAGCGGATACGATTGCGTTGATTGAGGTGAGGGCCATGTTTTTGGGTGTGTTGAGTGTTAGCCCCAGACAAAGGAGGCCGTGCCGAAGAGTGAAACCGAGCGGGCGCCGCCATTGCGGAGCACGAAAAAACCGAGGTGCGCGCCGTCGTAAATGCGCGGAAAATCGAAGGCGTTGTGCGTCGCAAAATTTTTGACCGAAAAGACGGTGTTTATAACGCCCGTCGCGCCGCCTTGCCAGTCGATGCGGGCGATGGGCTTGACCAAATAGATGCACCAAAACCCGCCCGCATCATTTTGAAACGTGACGCTTGAAATGCTTTTCACGCCGCCGCCCTCGGTGGGCAGGTAGAGCATACCCTGGACGCCGGCTCCATTTGTCCGCATCGTGACGGCGGCGGTGCCGAGGCCGTCGTTGGTGGAATACACCGTCACCTCGCGGGTCACATCTTCCGAATCGACGTAAGAGACGACGATCGGGACGCCAAAGCCCGAAGCGGGGGCGACGTGGTTGACGAGCACGGCTCGCACGCCCACGCCGTCGCCGTAGCGGGGCAGAGTGGCAGAGTTGACCATGACCTGCTCAGCGGTGTTGCCGCCGTCGATGAGCGGGTAGATGCCGAGCAGGTCGTAGAGCTCAAACGATTGATTGAGCAGATCGGGCGCAGTGACGCCGCAATACACCGAGAGCTCGGTGAGGTGACGAGTCTGCCCGGCGGCGATCGGTGGAAAAAAAATCGCGTCGTTTCGCGTGGCATCCATCGGGCGGAGCGTGAGGGCCTCGCCGATGCGCGCCTCGTAGGCGGGCTGCCCGGAGGTGTAGCTCCAATCGTGCCAGCGGCCATCGCCCGCCGCGCCCGTGTTTTTCAAAAAACGCTGGGTGTGGGCGCGGCCCTCGGAATAGGCAGCGGCGACGTCGGCTGTGGAGGTGATGGGCATCGGAAAAACTTAATCGACCGTCGCCGCGAGGGTGCCGGGATTGAAAAGCGGCGTGATGCCCGCGCTGATGGAGCGGGTGGCATCGAGCGCGCCGGAGACGATGATCTGCGCCGCGCCCGTCGAGGCGACGCCGATCGAGAAGTGCGTGGCGGTGGCGCTGCCGGCGGTGCACTCGCCAAACTGAACCGTGGCCACGTTGCTAATAGTCGAAACCGAACGCGACCAACCGGAGCCGGAGCGGGCCACGGCGACGCGGGCGTAGCCGGTGTAGGCGACCTCGTTCGTCGCTTGCGTGCCGGCCTCGCCGGGATCGGCGGTGTGCAGGGCGACGTGGAAGCTGCCGGCCGCGGCGCTGTTTTGCAGGCCGCTGGCGTCGCCGATGTTGGCCCAGTCGGTATTCAAAAATAAAAGATCGAGGAGAGCGGCTTCCGCCGCGTTGGACATGCTCATGGTGGTGTGGTTGTTTTTTTAGAGAGGAAGCGTGAGGGTGAGGGCATCGAGGGCGACTTGGGCGCCCGCGGTAAAGGTGAGGGAGTCGAATTCAATCTCGCCGCCGTCGCCACCGGCAGTGATCGCGCCGTCGTAAATCGCGGCGCCGCCGGAGGAGAAAAGACGGAACCAGCCGGCGGTGCCGTTGACGAGCACGGTGCCGGGGGAGATCGTAGCGGCGTTGGCGCTGCCGGCAGAGGCCGGGGCGAAGGCGGGCGTGGAGAGGCCGAGGGTGACGAGGTGGTCGCCGGTGGCGGCGACATCGGGGCCGGCGGGCTGCGCGCCCGAATAGATGCGGAGCGTGCCGCCGGCGAGGAGTGCGGTGGCAAGGTCGAGCTGCGCGTCTCGCGTGGTGCTGGCGGTGCGGGTGGCCATGGCGGGGATTTTTATGAGGGGCCCACGGAATACACGGAATACACGGAAAAAAAGGCGGAGGAGAAAAAATTAGGTGGGCTCGATGCCGGTGATCGCGCCGGTGGCATCGGTGAGGATCTTTTTGGCGCCGCCGGATTGGCTTTGGGAGACTTGGATGGAGTCTTTTTCCAAGCGGGAATCCACGGTGACGTTGACGGCGGCGGGGGCCACCGTGACTTGCGGCGCGGCGAAGGACATCGCGGGGAGCGTGATGTGGAAGGTGGGTGCGGCGGCGGCGGGCGCGGGCGCAGCGGCCAGCGCGGGTGCGGCGGCGGCGGGCGGAGCGAGGGGCGCGGACGGACGGGGCGCGACTGAGGCGGGGATGTGCGGGCGGAGCGCGGCGAGCACGGCGGGCAGGCCGGTGACGATCTGATCGGCGAGGCCGAGCTCCACGGCTTGCTCGCCGTCGAACCATTGGCCTTGCATCGTCTCGGGGGCGATGGCGCCGCGGCGCTCCAGCACGAAATCGACGAACATGTCGTTGGAGCGGTCGGTCGTTGCTTGGAGGTAGGCGCGCTGGGGATCGGTGAGCGGGTTGCCGTCGAGGCCCATGCCTTTATACGCGCCGGCGGCGAAGAGCTCGAGCTTGATGCCGGCGGCTTTGAGCTGCTCGGTGCGGTCGTAGAGCGCGATGTAGGTGCCGATGCAGCCGAGCGTGGCGGACCGGGTGGTGAGGATGATGTCGCACGCGGCGGCGAGGCGGTAGCCGTTGGAGCAGGCTTGGTCGCCGACGTAGGCGATGGTGGCCTTGATCTGGCCGAGGGCGGCGATCTGCTCGGCGACTTCGGGCATGCCGGCCGAGGATCCGCCGGGGGAATTGAAATCAAACACAACGGCGGCGACATCGTCGCGCTCGGCAAGCTCATCGAGGGCGACCGCGAGCGCATCGGTGCTCATCAGGCCGTAATACCAGCAGGTCATGGCGTCGTAGCCTTTGACGATGGGGCCGCGCACGGGGACGTGGGCGATGCCATCGGCGACGGAGTAAAGGGGCTTTTCCCAGGGCAGCTTGCCCTCGTCATCATCGGCGGCGTCGTGCATCATGCCGGCGGTGGGCGCGGGCATGGAGAGGGCGAGCACCGTGGCGAAGTGCTCGGCCGAGCGCATCGAGACGGGGTTGCAGAGGAGATCGGCGACGATGCGCTGGGCGTGGGCGGGTTTCATGGTGATTGTTGGCGGGAGTTGTAGGCGCGAATAACTCAGGCGGCTTCGGGCTGGGCGCGGAGGCGGGCGAGGTAAGCGCTGGCCTGCGCGGGATCGCGGAGGAGATCGGCCAGCGCGGCGTTGGCCTGCGTGGGATCCGTGGGGAGCGTATCCACGGATCCGCTACCGGCGGAGAATTGCGGCTGAATCTGCGGGTTGCGCCACTGGGCGAGGTCGGCCCAATCGAGGCCGCGGGCGGCGAGGCCGGTCTTCACGTAGGCGAGCTCGTCGAGCCACTTGTCGGTGTGGGTCTCGAAATCTTGCCCCTGCCAGCCGAGCAGGCGGGAGTAGGTGATGATGCCCATTTTTAACTGATCAAGGTGGAGCTGGCCCTCGCGGCCGAAGTCGACGGTGAGGCGGGGCGGGGTGATCCAGTTGCAGTTCCACCACTCGGCGTCTTGGCACTTGGGCAGGCGGCCGGCCTTGAGGCTCTTGGCGATGAAATAGGTCCAGACGCGTTGGCAGTAGAGGCGGACCAAGTCGGCTTGCTGCTCCTCGATCCAGCCTTGGGCATCGGCGAGGACGAAGCGGGTGTTGGCCCCGCCGAGGGCGGCGATGTTCCAAAGCAGCTCGGGCGAGACGCCGACGCCCCACGCGATGTCGCGGATCAGGAATTCGAGTAGGGTGAGCTGGTTGGGGTGCGGGTGGCTGGCGCTGTTGAACTTGAGGGACTCGCCGGGCTTGAGGTCGGGGATCTGGCCGCCGCCGTAGACTTTCTCAAGGGTGACGTTTTGGGTGTCGGAGACGGCGACGGTCTCCGTGACGCCGGAGCCGAGCGATTCGAACTTGCCGGCGTTGGTCGTGCCGGCGGCTTTCTCGATCCAGTAGCCGTACTGGTTGCTGAGCTTAACGCCGCTCTTGATGTAGCCGGTGATCTCCGCGGTATCGAGGAGGTTGTTGATGGCGTGGGCGAGGACGGTGAGGCCGCGGGACTGGCCGGCGCGCTCGTAGTCGGCGAAGAAGATGACGTCGCGGGCGGCGACATCGGTGAACTTGTTGTCGTCGCCGAGGTAGCGGTATTGGATGGCGGCGTTTTGCGCGTCGTGGCGGACGCCGTCGCGCCAGAGGTTTTGGTCAAAGTTGAAACCGGAGCCGGCGCCGGAGAAGGTGGCGTTGCCGATCTGGTGGCTCTCGTAGAAGGCGAGGCGACCGAGGCCGGCGGCGCTCTCGGTGAGGACGGCGGAGGCGTCGCCATCGCGGAAGCGGAAGCGCATGAGAGCCTGCTGCGATTTGTAGAAATCGTAGCGGCCGCCGACGTCGAAGACGAAGGGCGACTCGGCGCGCTGGGCGAATTCTTTTTCGGCGAGAGCGTTCCACGCTTTGTCCTTGGTGGCGGCTTGCGGGGCGAGGCCGGTGCCGGCGACCATGCGGGCGAGGCCGTTGATGACGCGCTTGGCGATGCCGTGGTTGGCGTAGAGAAAGCGGGCTTTGCGGAGCAGCTCGGTGCGGGTGTAGCTGCTGATCTCGCGGCGGGTATCAAGCTCGGGAAAATAGACGTAGCCGCGGTTGCGGGAATTGGCCGCGCCTTGGTGGCCGTTGGTGTAGCCGGTGCCGTTGTTGAAGCCGGGGCCGAGGCCGGCGCTGGGCGCGGGGATGGACGGGGTGAGCGCGGTGAGGGCGCGGGCGGCGGCGCGGCGGTGGTGGCGGGAGCGGGACATGGTGAGGGCGGATCAGGTTTCCAAAAATCCGGCCGAGAAATCGGCGAGGCGGGACGGGGCGGGGCCGGCCGGGGTGCCGGTGGGGTCGAGCTCCAGGATGAGGCCCTCGATGGCGGTGAGGTAGGCCATGGGCTCAAAGGTGAGCGCGCCGGATGCCTGGCCGCCTTCGAAGCCTTGGCCGGTGATCGTGACGGACTCGAAGGCGCCGCCGGTGGTGGCCACGGTATCGGCGAGGCGGCGCAGGCCGTCGACATCGCCCGTGTATTTGCGGCGAAGGTAGCGGGTCGCGGTCGCGATGCGGGCAGCGGAGTCCATAAACGCGGGCGCGGTGTCAATC